ACCTTCAAATATCTCTGAACCAGCCCGAACCAGCAGGATCGGACAAGAAACCGCAGGTCACAGGCATGATCGGGCGGGATGAGCCCCGGCTCGTAACGGCCGTTCCGAGTGGCGCGTCTTACGGTGACCAGATCATCGCGTGGGCTGACCGTGTGCTCGGTCTCAAGATGATGCCATGGCAGGCTCGAGTGTGTCGCGATTCCTTTACGGTGGATTCCGCTGGAGACTTTGTGTTCCGTGAAGCGTTGATCTCCACGGCCCGTCAGCAGGGCAAGTCCATTCTGATGAAAGCGATTGCGGGCTGGTGGGCAACAGAGTTCGCCGCCATTCGTCAGGAGCCTCAGTCCATCATCATCGTCGCCAACCAGAAGAAGCGATCCATGGCCCTGTTCCGTGACCTTGCTCGAGAGATGGAGGGCAAGATTGAGATGACTGTCCGCTGGTTGAACGGTGATGAGCGCATGACATTCCCAGACGGATCCATGATCTCAGTGATCGCCGCATCCGAACGCGCACATGGCATGAGCATTGACTGTTGTCTATTGGATGAGTTGCACGACATCAAAGATTCCGTGGTCTTCACGGCTTTGCGCCCGTCTCAGATCGCCAAGACCAATCCTCTGATGCTGATGTTCTCCACCGCTGGGGATCTGTCATCCACGGCCATGATCCAACTACGATCTCAGGGCATCGCCGCCATTGACTCAGGGAAGGACACTGCGTTCTATCTCGCCGAATGGTCACCGCCACCAGGAGTCAGCGTGGAAGATCGGCAGTGGTGGCCGTGGGCGAACCCTGCACTCGGGACAACAATCACCATGAAGGCTCTCGAGTTAGCGTTTGATTCACCCAATCGGCAAGCGTTCATCCGAGGTCACTTGAACCTATGGATCGCCTCAACCGAAGCGTGGCTCCCGTTAACAGTTTGGGATCGGCAACACACTACTGAACTGATGCCAGAAGGAGGCCACCTTGTCATTGACTCATCGCTGGATGGGTCGCGGTATGTCGGCATCAGGGCCGCCATGTCGGAAGGTCATGTCATTGTTGAGACTGCGTTCAGCGTGGACTCAGAAGCGCAGATGTGGGGCGAAGTGGTGCGCATCATGGCAGACCCCAAGATCATGCTCGGTGTCACCCCATCGCTGGAGATTCACACACCTCCCGATCTACGGCGACGGATGACCATTGTCGGCTATGCCGAACTGATCAAGTGGACTGCGATGGCGCGCTCGATGATCGTGGAAGATCGTGTGAGACACACTGGCGACATCGGTCTCGCGGAGCACATGGGGCGCGCAGTCGCAGTCAAAACCAATCAGTCAATTGTGCTCTCTTCGCAGAAGTCACCCGGGCCCATAGAACTCGCCCGGTGCGCAGTGTTCGCCATCGCGCTTGAGTCAAGACCAGCGCAACAAAAGAAGCCGATGATTGCGTTCTATTGACTAGATATCGGCTGAACCGTTTGGGAGACTCGCTCCGTGGCACTATTCGGCAAAGGGAAGCAGACACCCTCCTTCACACAGGCTCCGCCGTTACAGGCGGCCGCTGGCAGTGCGCCGCAAGTTGTGGGCCAGTTCTTCTCGTATTCTGTCGGGTCGAGCACAGAACTGGCCCTCAGCAACGCGACCGTCGCTCGGGCCACACAGATGATCTTGTCCATGGTTGGTTGTCTCCCGTTGCGCCACTACACCAAGCAGTGGACTGGCGAACGGTACGAGAAGATCTATCTTGAGAACGAATTATGGATGGATCAAGCCGATCCCAAGGTCACCATGAACTTCCTCATGAGCAACACTGCGATGGATCTTCTCATGCGCGGTCGTGCGTTCTGGTATGTGACAACTAGGTCATCGGCGACAGGTCGCCCGCTCTCGTTCCAATGGTTGCCAGCACAAATGGTGACCACAAATGATCAGCAAGGCCCGCAATACTTCTCCCAGTCCAACGAGGTTCAGTTCAACGGTGTCAAACTTCCAACCGAAGATGTGATCCAGTTCATTAGTGGCGTTCAGGGATTCTTGTTCACTGGTGCGCGCACAATCACCACGGCCTTGAAACTTGATCAGGCTGCTGAACGCTTCGCCTCAAATGAGATCGCGGCGGGCTGGCTGACCGTCGGCGAGAACAGTGAGCAGATGTCCGCTGAGGATCTTGGTGAACTTGCGGCCTCATGGCGTACGGCCCGTCAGTCAGGAGCCATTGGAGCCTTGGCTGGCGGTGTCACCTTCAACGAGTTCAAGTCCGACCCGAACAAACTCCAACTACTCGAGTCGCGCCAATACAGTTCGCTTGAAGTGTCGCGCCAAGTGGGTGTCCCTCCTTACTTGCTCGGCATCGGGATAAGTGGATCGTTCACTTATCAGAACGCGCAACAGGCTCGTCAGGATCTCTATCTCTTTGGAGCAAAGCAGGTCTTGAATTGCATGGAATCCACATTGAGCATGACCAACATTCTGCCTCGCAATCGCTTCGTGGAGTTTGATGTGGATGCGTATATCTATGACAACCATCTCGCTGAAGTACCAGTCGAGCCTTATGTAGAAGAATCGGTGTCAGTCTCATGATTAAGTTCAACGCTCAACTCGTCACGCTAGATGCGGCCGCAGAAGATGGCACACCGACACGCACAATCACAGGATTAGCAGTCCCGTGGAATGTTGTTGCAAATCTGTCCAACGAAGTAGGGCCAGTGAAGTTCTTGGAGGGCTCGATCTCCGTTGATGGGCCTATGCCAAAACTTCTTGAGTATCACGACGACACTCGCGTGATCGGCCGTGTGACTGAGAGAGTGTCAAGCAGTGAAGGATTGTTGTTCACTGCGAAGTTGAGCGCGACACGCGCCGCTGATGATGCGATGGCGTTACTCGCTGATGGCTCCATCTCGGCAGTGTCAGTCGGAGCAATTCCGATCAAGTTCAAGCGCGTTGATGGCGTGATGGAAGTCAGTGAGGCTCGAATGATTGAGTTGTCACTGGTGTCCTTCCCGGCATACGCAGACGCGGAAATACAATCTGTTTATGCCTCATCTGAGGAACCACAGGAAATACCAGAAGAACCAACCCAACCACAACCATCCGAGGAGGATGAAATGTCAGAACCAACCATCGTTGAAGCCGCACTTGCGACTCAACCGCTACACGCACAAATCCGCAAAGAGCCACGAATCCCTAACTCTTGGGAATACATGGCCGCCATGCACGAAGGTGGCGACACTTGGCTGAACGCTCAGAAGGTCTTCAAGGACTACACCGACTTCCATGCGAGCCCATTAAAGGCCGCCGCTGGCGACGAGTTCCTGACCTCGGTTCCTGGCCTCTTAACTCAGGTCACGATGGGCCCAGTATTTCAGGACATCAACTTCATGCGCCCAGTCGTCTCGGCTCTTGGCGCAAGAGCCATGCCCTCAACTCCTGCCAGCACATTCAACAGACCCACAATTACGACACACCAGGCAACGGCCACAGCTCAGACCGAAGGCTCCGCAGTAGCAACCGCCACTGGCGTGATTGCCAATAACACCGTCACCAAGAAGACATTCGCGAACAGTGCGAACATCTCCTACCAGACGATGGACTTCACCGATCCCGCCGCACTACAGATCGTAATTTCAGATCTCATCGGCGGCTACATGGTTGGCACCGATAATGAGGCCGCAGACAACTTGCTGACTGCCGCTACTTCGGCTGGCGTGTGGGACTTGACCGCGGCTGACTTGTATAAGTCAATCTACGACGCGGCAGTTGTAACTTTGGCGGCGACCAATATGTTGCCTAGTCATATGTTCGTTGATCCCGCGACATACGCGTTAATCATGCAATTAGCCGATACGACTGGCAGAACATTATTTGCCAACCTTAACGGTGGACTGTCAGGTCAGAACTCAATGGGCGTCGGCAACGCAACCTCATTGAGCACAGACGCCAGCCGTAACGATCAAGGCCCACTCGGACTGAAGTTAGTAGTGGACAACAACTTCGCCGCGAAGACGATGGTCATCATGAAGGACATTGGCTTCGAGGTATTTGAGGATTGGCGCGGAGTCCTATCGACTGACAATAGTGCCACGCTCTGCCGCGTAGTTTCCACCCACGGATACTTCTGTACCTTCAAGGCCAACGGCTCAATGATCCAGAAGATCACTCAAGCCTGATTCCAAAAGCAGTCTGAACCATGCCATCATTCACGATCACGCACCAGCAAGTGCTTGGCAATGTTGGTGTGGTTCAGACCCTCGAATCACAGTCCGTTCTAGTCGGACAGGATGTCACCATCTCAGGATGCGACGCGACGGTTGATGGAACTTACAAAGTATTCCAGATACCGATCTACTTGTTCACTGGTGTATCTGACGAAGGTGACTATCAGTTCAACACTGATGTCGTAGTTAAGAATCAGATCCTCTTCCAAGTCACCGCTGACGATATTCTTCGGAGCGCAGTGTCGCCGGTGGGGACTCTGACTTGGACAGTGCCAACGCTTTGTGAATGGATCACAGTCGGAATGCTCACCGAGTTCTTGGGCATCCTCGGCGCGACGGCCAATGACACTGCGTTTATGACAAGCGCAGTTGAGGCCTCGAATGCGTACTGCTTCAAGCGCAGATCTCAGGCTGGATATCACGACTCAATGACCGTGGTTCCAGATGCGGCCGTTCAAGCGGGCGCAGTGTTGATGGCGGCTTCGCTATATCGAGAGCGCGGAAGTATTGACTCCTTCAATTCGTTCCAAGACATGACGATCTCAGCACCTGTCGCATCCATGGGGCGCATCAATTCGCTCCTAGGAATCAAGAGAGCACAAGTGGCATGAGATGGCCGTCACTTATGAATACAATACGCCGCTTCAGTATTACAACTCGCAAGACTTCACCTATGTCGGCACAGAGATCTATCAGGGATTCTTTGCGAGCACAATCAACACAGTTGCGGCATCCCTCGTCGCGCTCGGACTTGTCCCCGTTACCGACCCTCGCAACGCACGACCACTCACAGTATTCATTGAACTCCCCACCTTCAACTGCTTCAACAATCAAATCGCAGACATCACCATTGACCTTCGAGTCCTTGGAGCCCCACCCGGCAACAGTGACGCGACTGACTACATTCTTGAAGTGGTGGACACGATCATGAACTCACCCATCGCAGTGGTATCGGGCTCCCCGTCTGTCGCCACGATCGGTTCAGCGGAACTTCCCGCATACGACCTCACAATTCGGATCGCATCCCAGCGAGTCCCATAAACAAAGGAAACAAAAATGGCAACTACCGCAACCACCTACTTGAGTAGCCCCACAGTGCTGATCGGGGTCGTGGATGTCACGGCGATGTGTTCAGGCGCAACCTTGACTGTCGGCTACGACTCTCTGGAATCCACATCGTTCGGCGACTTGGGCCACCTATATGTCAAGGGCTTGCAATCGGTGAGCGTTGAATTGACAATGTTTGACTACTACGGCGCAGGCTCCGCAGAAGCCACACTCTTCGCCGCAACTGGTACAGGAACCACCACCATCGTGATCTCCCCAGCGGGCTCATCCGAATCGGCGACGAACCCTGAATACACAATCACGAACGCGATGTTGGCGACCTTCACACCGATCAATGCAACGGTCGGCGAACTGTCCACGATCAGCGCATCGTTCACTGGTGGCACATTCGCACGCGACATCACCCCATAATCCAAGGAGACCCGACATGATTGGAATGACCTTAAGAGTTGAGATGCTCAACGGTGAGACACACGAGGCCCCAGTGACCTACGGTGTCGCATCGCGTTGGGAAGACCAACACCCACAGACATCGGTCTCCAAGTTCTTGGAGGACATGAAGTTCAAGCAGTTGGCATGGCTGGCGTGGGATGCGTTGCGAACAAAGAAGATCACAGTCAAAGTCTTCGGGCAGTTCTTGGATGAAGTCGGAGACATCACCTTCATCCCAAAAGCGGAGGGAAAGTCGGAAGGGCCACCAACCTGATTGCACAGTTAGCGGTCAGGACTGGGATCAGCCCGTTGGATCTGATGGACACACCGCCACACATAATAGATGAGATGATCCGTCTCATTGTTGAGCAGAACGAGAAGAAGTAATGGCCGTAGATCTGACCGCGAGCATGGAGATCAAAGGACTCAAAGAGTCCCTGAAGATCATCAACAAAGTGGACAAGAAGTTGCGCCTAGAGATCGGTCGCGACATTAAGCGCATCGGTGAGAAGACCGTGGTTGCCGCCATTAACGAGTTGATTCCTCCCGGTGCGCCCATGTCAGGGATGGAACACCGCAAGCGCACAGGCTGGTATAACTCCAAGAACAAAGGTGTCAAAGTTAAGACAAACACTCGAGGAGCGCGCAGGCGCAACATCAACCAAGGTGCGAAGTATGAGACCATCGCAGTGATCACGGTCGGCACTACTGGCGCGGCGTTGGCGATGATGGACATGGCAGGCAAAAGGTCAAGCGCAGGCGAAGGGCCTCGTGCGCGCCCAAACTTTGTGCCACTACTTAATGAGCGTCTCGGTCGTGGGCCGTCGCGCTTCATGTGGGCTGGTGGCGAGAAGGCGATCCCAGACTTCCAGCGTGAACTTGGCCCTACTATTGACCGTGTGATCTATCGCTCCAATCAAGAACTCATGAAGGTCAAACGCTGATGGCAATCAACCTCCCAATCGTCACGCAATTCTCGGACAAGGGCATCAAATCCGCCAAGGCCGCGTTCGCTAACTTCAAGACTGATGTCTCTAATGCGACTGGCGCGATGGGCAAGTTCAAGGCTGGCTCAAATGCTGCTCTCGGCGCAGTCAAGGCGAACGCTGGAGCATTAGCGGTCGCTGGAGGTGCGGCCATCGCAGGCTTCGCAGTCAAGGCAATAGGCGAGTTCCAAGACCTCGCTCTGGCATCAGGCAAGTTCGCCGATGCGACAGGGCTCTCAGTTGAGAATGCTTCACGCTGGACTGAAGTCGGCGGCGACATTGGGATCGGTGCTGATGCCATTCAGACTGCGATTGGCAAAATGAACAAGACTCTCGGCACTACTCCCGAATTGTTCGCAGAGTTAGGCGTGGATGTGGTTCGCACCGACTCGGGCCTCACCGATGTGAACGGAACCTTCTTGGCGGTCATTGACCGATTAAAAGCCATTAAAGATCCCGCTGAACGCGCTCGAGTGGCAGCGCAACTCCTTGGCAAAGGCTGGCAGGAGATGGCGCAATTCATCAACATCGGCTCCGCTGAACTTCAGAAGTCTCTTGATTCAGTATCGGGAGCGCAAGTCATCTCCGACAAAGAACTCCAGCGGGCAAAGGAATACCGAGACACCGTTGATGAACTTGGCGATCTTTGGAACGGCTTTGTCATTGAGGCTGGCAATGCGTTGGTGGCAGTCGCTAACGACTTCAAGCAAGGCACAAGTGGTTGGGAAGGCTTCAAGAAGTCAGTGTCAGATGGCGCGCTTGGAAGTGCGATCAGCAAGATCAGCGGGCTCTTCAACGATAACGAAGAGAACGCGAAGGCGACCGCTACTGAGGCGAAGCGTCTCGGCGATGCCTATTCGGGATATGTCGCTTCAAGGCTTGAACCAACTCGCCGAGCGTTAGCAAAGGTGAATGAAGAACTGGCACTCCAAGAAGATGGTGTCTCAACTTTGACTGAAGATTGGCTGACCCTGCTCGGCACTTTGGACACCACAGAGGCGTTCGCCAACCTTGAGACATCGCTCGGCGCAGTGTACGAAGCGGGCATCAAGGCGTTCGGTGGAGGTGCGGAGGAAGTCGCCAAGTATGAGCGAGAAGTCAGAGATCACATTCGAGCAGTTGCCGATCTTGCCATTGCGCTTGATCTCACCTTCGGCGAACAGAACAAACTTAAGGTCTATGTGGACACTGGTGATCTTGCGGCCGCTGACGAATACCTCGCAAGGATTCAGAGAGGGTTCGGTGTGGATCTCGGCTTCGGTGTTGGCATCCAAGGTGCTCGAGCGTCTGGTGGATCCGTTGCGCGGGGCTCAAGTTACCTTGTGGGCGAGCGCGGGCCTGAGATCTTCACACCAGCCTCCAGCGGGATGATCACACCAAACTCGGCGATTGGTGGCAACACCATCACAGTGAATGTCCAAGGAGCCGACCCACAAGCAGTCGTCAGAGCCCTCCAAGATTACAATCGCACCGCAGGCCCGATCCCCGTGAACACTCGGTCGAACTGATGACAAAGCAAGTCTGGACAGTTGAGCGAGGCACAGTGCCAGTTGATGTCACTGCCGGAGTTCAGTCCATGCAATATTCCACAGGTCGTCGCACACAGTTTGATTCTTGGAGCCCCGGCTCACTTGTGTTGAGCATCAAGAACGATGCTGCACAAGCCGATGCTTACAATCTGAACGACTTGATTACATTGACCTCGACAAGTAGTGACTTCTATCAGTGGTTCTATGTCCAAGAGGTTCTATATAACGATCTCGGTGGCACTGGCGCAGGCTCCACCGCCACGATTATTTGCACCGACCTCCTAGGTCGCATGGGGCGCATCCAAGTGTTTGAGCAATACCTTAACCAGACCACAACCTTGGATCAACTGTTTAACGAGTTTGACGGATTGATGCCTACTGATACGACTATATCCGCCAGCGGCTCGGGCGACTCTCAAGCGGCCGCTGAGACTTACACAGGGACAGTGCTGAACCGTCTGAACTTAAACATGGTCACTGAACAAGGCTGGCTCAGCGTCACCGATCTTGGCGTATATCTTTACGCTCGAAGCGCAATAGATGATCTCGCACCCGGCACGATCGTGTTCGCTCGCCAAGGTGATGGCGTGAATCAGATGGGCTATTCGGACATCAAGCGCATCACCCTCGGTTCCAACTATCTGAACACTTGCACCGTGATCCCCACATCCGTCGCGCAACAGAACGCGTCGGACCCCGACGGTGTTGCCAGTGTTGGCTACTACGGCGCAGAGTTCTCCACCGTGGACAACACAACCCAGCAAGCGAAGGATTTTGCATCATGGCAGGTCTATTCACGCTCCGACCCTGCCGAGGTGTCATTCCAGATCAATGTGTCAGACCTCAACAATGACCTAGACCCACTACTTAACGAGATCTACAATAACCAGCCAGTGGTGACTGTCTCCTACGAAAAGCCCGGCTCATCGACAGACTATGTGAGCGCACAGATCATGCAAGGCTGGACAATGACCGTCACCCCATCGGCGACCTACATGGAGATCTACACCAGCCCGCTGACATACACGAACTTCTTCACCTTGGACTCCTCAACTTTTGGAAGGCTTGGCGGTGTTGGAGTCACCTACAACTCCGGGATCTTCTATAATGAATCTGACTACACTTACAACGACACAACCGCGGACAACGCAGGAAGACTAGGCTGGTAACATGGCAATCACATACCCAACAACTTTGGATGTATTTACAAACCCACAAGCAAGTGATCTCTTGACATCACCCGATCACGCGACTCAACACGCAAACATCAACGACGCAGTGGAAGCACTTGAGGCGAAGGTCGCCATCGGCAACACTGTCCTCGGCACATACACCTCGTACACGCCGACATACCCATCGGGCTTGACCGTAGGCAACGCAACAGTTTCGTCGCAATATTGCCGAGTGAACAACTTTGTGCATTATTGGGGCCGTGTCCTATGGGGATCTACCACCTCCATCAACAATTCAGGCTTGATGGTCAGTCTCCCGATCACGGCTGATGCGACCTTCGCCACTGGCGCAGTGAACACCATCGGTACCGCTGGATATCGGAACAATACTACCTCAAACTCGTTCTTCCTTGTCCCCTTCATGGTGAACGGTACGCCGACCGCCATGAACATTGCGGCGCAACTCGCATCGGGAACTTATGTCAGCGTCAAGGAAATAACGACGACAGTTCCATTCACGCAAATCACTGGCGATTCGTTCTGGTGGAATGTTATGTACAAGGCCGCATGACATGGGAGTCAAAACAGTAGGTCAAATTCTGACTGCCGCCGATTGGAACAGTTTGCCATTTGGCGTGTGCGATTACGCGACGGCGGCTTCTAACTACAACATCACCACAACCTTGACCGCAGTTCCGGATATCACAGTGAGTTGGACTGCCGATTCAACGAGGCTGTACCAGATCACCTACTACGAGCCACAGGTTCAGTCGGCAACGGTCTCAGGATCTTATATCTCCTTGGCGTTGTATCTCGGAAGTACGGCAGGCACAGAGTTGAACACGACTCTCTACAACATTGGCTCAGGAACTCAGGTCACTAACGGGATGACTGTGATGTATGTCGGAGGCTTCGCCAGTGGTGCGAAGACCGTTATCGGATGCGCATTGGCAAGCACTGTCACTGGCACACCTCGACTTGTTCACGCAGGAGGGCAAGAGCCATACATCGTCGTGCAAGATATCGGGCCGCTCTGATGAACATCACAAATCCACCAAAGGCGTTGATTGTTCTTGTCGGTCTCGCCTGCATCACATTGCTGATGATCACTGGCAAGATCGAGCAGTCAGCAGGTACAGGACTCATCGGCTCGGTCGTAGGGTACGGAATTGGCAACGGCATACGAGGCACTTCCGAGACTCCACCGATCGTGGCAAGGAAGAAGCATGACTGATTATCCAGTGCGCCCGATAGTGATGCCCTCCGATCTGAAGAACGCGATGAACGGTCTCCTTCGACCAGATGTGTTGCGCAACATCGGGCCGACAAACGGGAAACTTCACCGACACGCCGCGACCGCTTGGAACTGTCTCAAGATGGCCGCGTTCTTTGACAGGATCTCGCTGGATCATGTTGGCGCATACCGCACACTTGGACAACAGACCACACTCTTCAAGCAACGCTACTCACTGACTCCACAGGGCAGGAATATCACACGCAAGATGAACGGGCAGACCTACTACTTGCGCGACGGATTCGCACCGTCATCTACACCCGGAGCGAGCACGCATGGATGGGGGCTAGCGATAGATGTCGCCGAAGCATCGGGCGACCGTCTGGAATGGTTGCTGGATGGCAACGCAGAGAAGTTCGGCTGGTCTTGGCAGGTCGCCAACGGCCCTCAGGCTGAAGCATGGCATCTCCAGTATGTGTGCGGCGACGCACCTTCTCGAGGCATCCGCAACGCTCTCGCCTCCTTCCCCGAGTTGAATGCTTGACAATCTCCCATCGGCTTGGTCAAATGACTAAGCCAAGAGTCCGCATCTGCGGGCCGACAACTGGAGGCACACAATGAATCCATTCAAGTTCCTATCTTTCACCTTCGGCTTATATATGAGCCTGGTGATCGTGTTCGGAGGAGGTGGCAACGCCAGCCCCGAGCCGACACCGACACCGACCTTCTTCCCGAGAGTCACCGTCGTGATGCTGACACCAGAGCAACAAGTGGACAGGCTCGCCGAACTTGCTCCCAGCCCCACCACTACATTGGCACCAGTGGTCATTGTGGATGTCTCTGAGAGCACCGAATGTCAGCAGTGGCTTCAGACCGCGCTTGACGCTGGATGGCCCAATGACCGCACCGTCTTGGATCGCCTTGGCTTCATTATGTGGCGCGAGTCCAGATGTACGCCGACCGCCGACTCAGGCCCCGATCACGGGCTCACACAGATCAACCAGATTCACAAGGGCTACATCGCCGATCTCGGCTGGACATTCGAGCAGATGAAGGATCCGCTGATTAACCTCCGCTTTGCATGGCTTTTGTATTCGGGCCGTGAAGCGAACGGGCAATGTGGCTGGCAACCTTGGTCACTGTCATGCTGATGGATGAACCGCCGATCCTCGGTCAGTGGGCTGATCGAGCCGAATGCCGAGGACACCCCACCTCATGGTGGTTCCCTGAAGAGTCACGAAAGAACGCCGCCGAGACGAACACCGCGAAGGCGATCTGCCGATCATGTCCAGTGATCTCCGACTGCCTCGAATATGCGATGCAATATCCCACGAACTACATGGCTCTTCAGGGTATTTGGGGAGGGCTGACCGTGAATGATCGGCGCAAGTTGGAGGCTGAACGGTACTGGATCCAACTGACCTCAAGAGTGGATCCTTGACTCTGCTACACCCATAGGTCACAATGAGACAAACCAATCCCGACAGGAGAACACAATGGAAGACGACACGGCCCGCCAGATCATTCAGGAGATGGAGGCAACATCGGAGCGTCACCGCTTGATCGTTGCCCATCTGCGCAGTCAGATCATCCGCTGGAAGAACATCGCTGGAGGGCTCGCCGAGTGCCTCGTAGAACAGATGGATGACCCAGCATCGGACAACGCATTCCACATCAAGCAGATCCACGACTACGCTCGAGCATTGCAATATGACGGCGGCGAACTGGACAGTGCGATTCATCTTGGCGAGTTCTTGAACAAGATGGAACTCTGATGGATCTCTCCAATTATGTGGATGTCCCGTCTCGGTTCGCGTTAGCACTGGACAAGTGGCCCGATCTCCGAGTCGTGGAATCACCTCCCGAAGTCGTCACTGTCGGAGACCAGACCTTCATCTCGGTCACCATGACGGTGTACCGCACACCAGACGATCTCATCCCAGCGCGAGGATGCGCATGGGAACCGATACCCGGCAAGTCCTCGTTCACTCGAGGATCCGAGATGATGAACGCCTCAACCAGCGCACTCGGAAGGGCTATCGGGCTCATGATGCCATTCGGCAAGATGGCCTCAATGGAGGAGGTGCGCAATCGTCAGCCTGATACAGGCTCACAGAAGCCCGCTGGAGGCTCTGCGATTCCAAGAACGACTCAGAGTGCCACAGATTCATCAGGGGATTCTCCGAGCCCAGCCCAACTCCGCATGATCAGGGCTCTCGGACATTCCGACGCAATGCCGACCACGAAAGCGGCCGCCTCAACCTTGATCACCGCATTGAAGAACAAAGTCACCGCATCCGATGAAGGAGCGTTCTGATGATCCCGTTCACGATCACACCAAACGACATCGCTAACGCAGAACTTCACGCCCTGACTCATGGAGGGCCACGATCTCACCGTGACAATCTGATTGGCGCGCTCGGCGAGATTAAAGTTCTTCACTGGGCAAACGCAGAAGGCAACTTCCGAGGGACTTACAAGTTTAGCGAACCAAAAGATCATTACGACATTGTGTGCTCTGATGGCTACACCATTGAAGTCAAAACTCAAGTGGTAAAGAATGTTCCAAACCGCAATTATCAAGTCAATATGTCAGCATCTTCTTGGCACAATAAAAGTGATGTGGATTGTTGGATCTTTGTGATGCTTCACAATTCAATGGATCACGGTTGGATTGTTGGTGTGGTAAACGAGGACAAACGGCATCTCTTTGAGTTCCATCAAGAAGGCGAATGGATGGATCTTGGGCGTGACAATTGGTTAAACATGAACCGCCGCCAATATCAGAACGACACTTACATCTGTAAACTTGGGCTACTCAATGCTTGAGAAGCACTTCCAGCAGAAGGTGATTACGGTCGCCCACTACTATGGTTGGCTGGT